AATACGCGCACACCTACCGGCTGACCGGCGGGGACGCTCCAACCACGCTCGCCGAGGCCGTGGTCATGGAAGAGACTTCATTGCCGATCTCCGCCGCTGCAGCGATCGACGTTTACGTCTACGCCTTCGGTGCGGCGGGTAGCGTGAGGGTAGACGTGTAATGACCGACCAGGCGCGCACATACCGCTCCGCGGCGCCTTCGAACATCGGGCCCGGCTTTCGGCCTGGCTTTTATCCCGATCCGTTCTGGGACGATCAGAACTTTGACGTGCTCTCGATCACGGTCCCCGGTGGCAATGACGCGCCGACCGCCTATGTCATACCCGGAACGGGGCTCGTGTTGCCGAACTTCCGAAACTCCGCCGGCATCACCGAGATCCCCGCGAGCAAAGAGCTCGAGCACGCTTGGCAAGTCGGGACCCCGATCTATCCGCATGCGCATATCGTGAAGCTGACCGCTACCACCGGTAGCGTGTTCCTCGGGTTCGAGTATAGGATCGCTCACGGGACCACGGTTGTTACCGGAGCGAAAACACTCGTCTTGTCGCTCACCGCGGCCGCCGTTTTAGACGAGGTCGTGTTTGCTGACCTTGGCGAGATCGCGTTGACGGCGTTCACTACGGTTGGCCCGCAAGTGACGTTCCGGTTCTACCGCGACCCCGGAAATATCGCGGACAATTTCGCCGGCGATATCGGGGTCACAACGGTCGGGTGGCATTTTAAGCGCGACTCCGCCGGGTCGAGACAGGTCACGACAAAATGAGCGGAAGCATCCAACAAATTTGGGCATGCGAAGAAGCCGCGCTTGTGGACTATCTATCCCGTCGCGAGCGCTTCGAGCTCACGGGGATTGACCCGAAACACGAAGCTTTCCTTTTCGGCGCTGGTCGAGACAGGGCCTCGATCCTCTCGATCTCGAACGGCGTAGCGACGATCGCGATCGAGGGCGTCCTTTCTAAGGCCGGGCCCGATCTCATTGACCAGCTGCTAGGCCTTGGCGGGACCGGATACGGGGAGATCGAGGCCGCGCTAACCGAAGCCCTCGAGAGCCCTGCAGTCCAGTCTATCAGGCTCGCGATCGATTCACCCGGCGGCGAGGTCTTTGGGGTCGACGAGGCGCGCGGCGCCATTGTTCGAGCCGCGAGCGCCAAGCCAGTCACCGCGTTCAACACCGGTCGCGTTGCGAGTGCGGCCTATTGGCTCGCGAGCTCCGCGCAAAAGATCGTGGCGACGAGCCCGGCGAACCTCACCGGCTCGATCGGCGTGGTCGCCGTTGCTATCGACCGATCAGATCGCGATCGACGGTTCGGCGTGGTAACCGTGGTCTCACGCAACGCTCCGGACAAGCGCCCGGATCTCAGCACCGAGGCCGGGCGATCGGTTGTGCAGGATCAAGTCGACGCGCTCGAGCGGGCCTTTATCGAGCGGGTCGCCGAAGGTCGAGGTATCGAAGCGGACACCGTCCGCGCGACGTTTGGCCGTGGTCGCATGCTCGTCGCGATCGACCCCGACGGGTCGAAGCCGAGCGCAATGTCGGTTGGCATGATCGACGAAGTCATCGACGGGTTCGGGACGAGCTCGAGCATCGCCCAAGCGAGCCCCTTAGCCGTCGACGACCAAGCCATATACGAAGCCGGGCATGCTGCCACGGCTGACCCAGATGCGCCGCATTGCGCGGCCGAAATGGAGAACGACATGAGCAAAGAGCTAGAGGCCAGAATTGCCGAGCTCGAAACGATGCTCGGGCAAACAGCGGCCGCGCAAACCGACCTAAAGGCGCGCATGGAAGCCGTTGCCCCGATCCTCGCTTCGAACGTCTACCCCGCCGTGATTAAAGAGATCGCGGCAAGAGTGCTGTCCGGGAAAGAGCACGCCAAGGCACTCGAGGGTGCCGTCGCGGTGTTCGATGCCCAGCACGCAACCGCCACGATCGAAGCTGCCAAGCTGGCCTCGTCCGAGGCCAAGGGCCCCGAGCCCCGCGCGCTCGAGTCCGCAACCCCGGCCGACGGGTCGATCGTTTCCGCCGCGTCGCTCGAGTCCGCTGTGGGCGTGCTCCGCGCACAGCTCGGGAGGGAATAACCCATGACAGTCATGACCATTACCGACAATAGCAACAAGCCATTCTTCCTTGGCGGCGGCGATCGCATTGTTCGCAGTCAAGAGACCTTCCTGCAGGAAGCCGGACGCTCTGCAGTGCTCGCACCCTATACCGTCGTCGCGAAGAACTCGGCGGGTAAGTGGGTCCCGTTGTCTGACGTGGACGTCTACCAGGATTCCGGGTTCATGACCTGCGGAACCCTCGCCGGCGCCTACACCGTATGGGACGACGTCACCGACGGGTCTTTCTCGGTCACGATCGACGGTGAAGTGATCAACGTCACCGGCCTCAATTTCTCGACGGTGACAGCCAACACAATGATCCCGTTCGTGATCAACTCCCACGCATCCGTGGTCGGCAAGTTCCGAGTCGTGGACGTCAACGGCCTCGGGACGATCATGCGCATCGAGTCCTTGAAAAAGGGCCTCGGGGTCTCGTCCGTTTCCGTCCTGTCGGCGGTTGGATCCGGTACCGACATCTCATCGGGAACGACCGTGGGCCTTAACGGGCGCTCGGGAACTGGCACCGTCACCGCGGCCGTGGGCGACGTGTACACGACGATCCCCGCCGGCATCTACATTGGCACTGAGATCTCCGCCGCGGCGCTCGTCGCCGGCGACGTGACCAAAAAGCAAGTGCTGGTCGGCGGATTCCCTGTCTACGTCGACAAGAATCAACTTGTCTTCGAGAACTCTCAAACGCTGGCATCCGTGATCACGGCGAACGGGGTTTTCCAAACCGTCGAAGACTATCTCGTCAATAATCTCGGAATCATTGCCGTCGACTCTGTCGCGATCGACGCACAAGAGAACGACTAAGGAGACGCTATGACAATACTGAGCCCAACTGCCCCGAGCATCTACAAACGCACGATGGACGGCGTGTTCGACGAGCGCGATATCATCGCAACGCCGACCGGCTTTCAATCACTGTTCGGCCGCCTTGGCGGCGGAACGAGGGTCTTCGAGGCCCAGGACGTCGAGGTCGACGTGGACATCGTCCGCGGCAACGAGCGGATCGCGCAAATGTTCCCGCGTGGCATGTACGCCCACGACATCGACCCCAAGAAGTACGCGATCCAGGAGCTTTTCTCGACGCGCACTTTCCGGTTCCCCTTTGCGGAAGAAGAGACCCACATCTCCGCCGCGGAGCTCCGCTCGCGAACCGCTGGCGAGAGCGCTTACGAGCGTATGGACGGCCGAACGCGCTTACGGATGAAAGCGTTCAAAGCTCACCGGGAGCATATCCGCAAGCACATTCGGTTGTTCGAGTACCTCGCCGCCGAAGTGATCCTCACCGGCAAGCAGCCGGCGATCATCGGTGCGACCGAGACCGAGTGGCTCTATGATTTCAAGCGCCTCTCGACGCACACAGTTGCGGCTTCCGGCGCCTGGCTCACGGCCGCGACCGATATCCTCGGAGATCTCAACACGGCTTGCCTCGCGCTGCGCAAAAACGGCAAGGTCCGAGCCGACGGCTTGATCCTCGGATCGAGCGCCTACGCTGGCGTTCGCGCGAACACCAAGATCTCCGCTGACGCTGACGTCATGCGCTTCGAGATGGTCGAGCTCGGCGGGCTCCGACAAGTGCCAAGCAAATGGGCATTCATGGTCGAAGCCGGCTTCGACTATCGCGGCCGGCTCGAGGTCGCGAGCGGCAAGCAACTGGACGTGTTCACGTATGACGAGTGGTATGACGACTCGAGCGGAACCAAAACGCCCTACATGCCCGCGGAGCGCGCGATCGTGTTCTCGTCAGAGACCCGCTGCGACGCTTATTTCGGGCCAAACGAGCGGCTCGACTACTCGCCACAAGAGATCGCGGAGATGCAGTATTACCTCGGGATCGGGCCCATGGCCGGCCCGCTTCCACCGAACGTCAAGGCCCCCATGGGTCAGATCGATTTGCGGATGTTCCACTTCGACGCGTACCTCGACAGCCGTCGAACAGGTCTCACGATCCGGACACAGTCGGCGCCGATCTTCGCGCCGACGCTGACGGATGGTTTTTACGTGATCGACACGACGCCATGACGGTGAAGTGGGCAGCGGGTATGCCGCGCATGCGGAAAAACGGCGGGCTTTTCTGTCTCGGTGACGTGGTCCCTGACGGCTACTTCACCGAGGCGGAGATCGCCGACCTCGTTTCACGCGGCAAGGTAACCGTTACCGAATCGAAGCAAGTCGAGATCGGAGCTCCCGAGCTCGTCGAACCCAAAGCTCCCGAGCTCGTCGAACCCAAAGCTCCCGAGCTCGTCGAACCCAAAGCTCCCGAGCTCGTCGAACCCAAAGCTCCCGAGCTCGAGGAGCACGAGGATCTCGACGAGCCCGACGAGCCGATCGACCTCGGAGCGGTAAGGGACAGGCCGAAGGGGAAACCCAAACGCGGGAGGAAACCATGAGAGAAGACGGAAAAATCGCGAAGACCGTGTACGTGGGAAACGGTGTGGAATCCATTGAGTGGATCGACCCACCCGCGAAGAAGAAAGACGCAAAGGTCGAGCACAAGGCCGAGCACAACGCCAAGGCCGAAAAGCCAGCGAAGGACTAGCCCTTGGTCGACTTGCGGAAATTGAGCGAAGAGTTTTTGGCCACTTCACTGGAAGGGGATTTTTCCCTTCCAGTGGAGATCCAAACTCCGAACGGCGCGATCCAAACGGTGCGGGCTCAAGTGATCTACGATCGCACTGGTGAGGATCCGCAAACTGGCGAGACGGTCTATGTCACCGATCCTGTTGTCGTGGTTCGTCGGACTTCGCTCGATCCGCTCCCTGCTCCCGGGGAGCGCCTCATTATCCGGATCCCCGAGAACCCTCGCGAGGACGCAGCGAAAGAGACCTACTTTTGTTTTGACCAGTCGTTCCAAGGTGGTCGATCGCTCGGGATGATTCGCTTCTACCTGACCCGAACCGAGCAATCACCATGACCATGATGTTTCGCACGGCCAAGGCCGCCCTGGTGACGATCCTCGGGAACTATGCGACCACGGGCGGCTATCGGGTCACGGGCTACCAGGGCCAGAGTACAGAGGCCGATACGGTAGCAGGGACGAGCCGCAAGGTCTCGGTCAGCTACCGCGCCGGCTCTTTCCCGCGTAGCGGCTCGAGCCCTCGTGGACCAGTGCGTCATGAGATGGAATTCGCGATCGATCTCTTGTGCTCGTCGCGAGCGAGCGGGGATCTCTCCGCTCTCAATGATCCCGATTCAACGAACGAGCAAAAGGCTTCCGCTATCGCGGCTTTCATTCCAGCGTCGCAAGCTGTCGATGCTCACATGGATAGTTTCATCGACGTTGTTTATCAAGTCTTGATGGACAATGAAGCGATCCGCCTCGACGATGGAACGCTTGGCGATCTCAAAGTCAGTAACCGGTGGATCTCCCGAGTCCAGAAAGACGAGCCGCTACCGAGCGGAGCTCTTGCCGTATTGAGCGCGACGATCATTTACAACGTGGTGGCCTCGGAAGAGATCACAGGCGCCTTGGCTATAGCGCCCGATCCGCCCGAGGGCGATCCCGCTTACGTGGGATCCGTCATTATAGACTTGCTCGTCGAGGGCGACGTCAGCAACCCCGTTGCAGGCGACACCCACGAGGGCCGAGCCGGGATCAAGGAAGTTTATTAATGACGTTAAATGACTATCTCAATTCTCTAAATGACGCGGAGCGAGTCGCTTTCGTGAAGCGCGTCGAGGCCGTCGGCAATCAAACCGTTGACGTGTTTTCCGAGGCCCTGCCGAAGTGGTATGATCCAGAGGCCAGTTCACTAGACGTCAATTCCGTGTATGCGGTGCACAAGCACGAGGGGCCGGGTGGCTCGAGCCACTTTCATCTGTTATTGCTCGACTATCAATACGCCTATTGGGAGGACGCGGAACGCAAACCCGCGAAGCCGACGAAACCCGAGGACCCGGATCCAAAGGACGAGAAACCAGAAAACGACGTTAAGATCGTCGCGAGCAAAGCAGATAAGAAGTTTTTCAAGGCCACGGCCAAAGCTGACGGCTCTACCGAGGACGGGCCCTTGCACGTTTTCGGCTCGAGTTTGTATGACCCAGACAAACGCGTTTTCATTTTCCCCGGAACACAGAAAAAACAGCCGATCGAGGTCGGCGCAAAGCCGATCGAGGTCGGCACAGAGGAGACTAAGGCATGACTATCAGCGCAAGTAGCCTTGCCGCGGCAAACGCGGTGAGCGTCAGAAACGTCCAGTTTGCGCCGGCCTCGGAAGTGCTCGCGCGAAAGATCGTCGTGGTTGGGACCTACGATCCGGCGAAAACAACCGTGGTAGCGGCGACACCGATCCAGGTCCTTAGCCCCGAGGACGCGGGAAGCCGCTTCGGTTTCGGCTTCATGCTTCACCGGCTCGTCAAGGGCGTGTTCGCCGGGTCGAAGGGCGTGGAGTGTTGGTGCGTTCCGCAAGCGGAAGTCGCGGGAGCCAAGGCCGCAGGGACGATCACCATTGCAGGCACAGCGACGGCAGCCGGAACGCTTCATTTGTACATTGCCGGCGACTATGTCCCGGTCAGCATTGCCTCGGGTAACACGGCCGCGCAAGCTACCACCGCAATGATCGCGGCAATCAACGCGGTTACGGATCTCCCGGTGACCGCCCTCGTCGATGGATCCACGCCAGCAGAGACCGACGTCACCGCAAAGACCACGGGAACCTACGGCAACGAGATCAAGATCCGGCTCAACATCTTCGACGGGCAAGAGCTCCCCGCCGGGATCACCGCGGTGACGGTCGTCGACCTCACGGGCGGGACCGGAACCCCGGTCATGGCCAACGCACTGAACGGCCTCGGGACCGGCGACCTCGCGAACGCCAACCATTTCACAGATGGCGTTCACGGCTACCTGCAGGACGCGACCTCGCTCACCGCGATCTCGACTTACAACGGCGTGGGCAATGACGCGACCGGGCTCTATGACAAGCTCGTCGCTCGTCCTCTCCGGTTCTTGACGGGTGACATCGACGCAGGTTCCGACGGCCTCGCGGCTCTCGTTGTCATCGGTACCGCCGGCAGGGCAACCGATCGGACTAACGGGATCATCGCCGTTCCCGACTCGCCGAACCATCCGAGCGAGATCGCCGCGATCGCGATCGGTGTCATGGCGAGAACGAACAATGACCGCGCGGAAGAGTCCTATGTCGGCAAGCTCTTGCCGGGCGTCATCGCTGGTCGACAAGTGGCGATCGGCGCTGCAGCCGGAAGGTGGACAGACACATACGACAACCGCGACTCTGCGGTCAAAGCCGGGATTAGCCCGACGATCGCGGATACGGGTTTCACCGTCAGGTTGCAGAACGTCTTGACGTTCTATCATCCGACTTCGGTCCCCGTGGGCTCGAACGGCTACCGCTCGATGCGGAACATCTCGATCGTCCAGAACATTCTGAACTCGGTCAAGACGAACTTCGCACAAGAGAAGTGGCAAGGGATCTCGATCGTCGCTGACGTAAACAAGGTCAGCAACTCACTGAGCAAAGACAAGGCGAGGTCCTCGAGCTCGGTCATTACCGATCTCGTCGCGCTCGCCGACGCGTTCGCCTCGCGTGCCTGGCTCTATGATGCGTCGTTCACGAAAGAGAACTTGACCGTTTCGATCCGCACCGGCGGTATCGGGTTCGATTCGGTCATGCCCGTTGTGCTCTCGGGCGAGGGCGGGATCCTCGACACGAGAGTGGATTTCGACACAGCGCTAACCGTGTTCCTCGCGTAAAGCGAAGAAGGGAAAAAGTGACCCATGGCTTATGACGTAGCGGGAAGCAACGGCGCGCTCGAGATCGACGGAATCTCTTTCGACGTCGCCGCGGATTCGAATTTTTCCGTGACCCCGACCGAGTACGAAAATGATCTCGTCGCGACGAGCGGCAAGCCGATGATCAAGAAAATGCGCCGCACGCCCAACGTGGAAAGCGTGATCTTGATCTGCAATGCGGAAGACCGCTTGAAGCTCGAGTCGTTCAACGACTCCAAGACACCCTATGGCTTGTCATGGACGAACGCCGCCGGCGACACCTATCGCACGACGGGGATCATCCATTACGAGACATACGAGACCGAAGAGAATCGGTGCACGCTGACGCTGTTACCGCGTGAGCCGTGGGCACCATTCGTTGCTTCATAGCAACTAGTCGAGAACAGAAGACCGGGAGTTGAACATGCACACCGTCAGCAGAGAAGTAGCTGAAAGCCAGCTGGCCAAGCTTTTCGATCACTATGAAATCGAGCTCGAGAAGCGCCTGAAATCAGACAACGCGCAAGCTGTGGCCGATGACGTCAAGGACATCTTGACCCGCAATATCATGAAAGGCCGACTCGAGATCGACGAGGACGAGACCGGGAGCGGGATCAAGATCACCCAGCGCTTGCGCACGCCCGTGGGGACCGTGAGCGAGATCCATTATCATGAGGTCACGGGTCGAGCTCGAACGGCGATCAAGGACGTCGACAAGGGATCGCCGCATCAAAAGATCTACGCGCTTCTCGCGGCGATCTCGAAAGAACCACAGCAGGTTTTCCTTGGCATGAGTGGCGTTGACCTCACGTGCGCGGAGACCTTGTCGACGGTTTTTTCGTTAGTGTGACGGGCGACGTCCACCGCTTTTTAGGGAATCTGTTCTTCCGCGGTGCGAGTCCGTCAGAGCTCATGGACATGCCATTTCACGAGCTCAAGTACTGGAACGAATGGCACGAGGTAATGGCGGAAGAAGAACGAAGACCGGTCAGCAACGCGAAAGCGAAAGCGAAGTGAACCTTGCCTGATTTTGCGGTCAGCGTAGCGATCCGAGGCGATGACCAGATCAGCGACAACCTGAGACGGTTGACGAAAAGCGTCGATCGTTTCGGGAAGAAAGCTGATCAATCTTTCGGGCTCGCTTCTCGAGCGGCCGGTGTTTTCAAGGGCGTGGTCGGCGGGGTACTGGTCTCGGGTGCGATATCTGCCGGATTCAACGCCATGCGCATGGGTGCCGCTTCCGTAGCAAAAGAGTTCCTCGATATGGATCAAGCGCTCGTTTCTGCCGGCGCAAAGTTCCAGCTCTCGAAGCTCGGCGCCGAACAAGCAGCGAGCACAATGCAAAAGCTCAAGGACGCGGCTCGAGAAGTCGGAGCGGCAACCGAATACACCGCGGCCGAAGGAGCTCAAGGCCTCGAGTTCCTCGCCGCGGCCGGCTTCACGGCCGAGCAAGCGATCGCTTCCCTGCCGGCGATGGTCGACCTCGCAACGGCGAGCAATACTGACTTCGCATCATCCGCGAGCGTCGCGGCCGACGCGATCGGCGCGTTCGGCCTGGCCTCGGATGATGCGCAAGTCCAGGCCAAAAACCTGCAGCGTATCACGGACGTTTTCGCGCAAACCGCGGCGCGGTCGAACGTGGGCATGGAGGACCTTTTCGAGACTTTCAAAATGGGCGCTCCGATCATGACCACGGCTGGTCAGAGCCTCGAGAGCTTCGCGGCGATGACCGCTATCATGGGCAACGCGGGCATCAAGGGATCGCTCGCGGGAACCACGCTCAAAAACACGATCGATCGGCTGATAGCGCCAGTCGGCAAAGGCGCCGAAGTTCTCAAGCAGCTCAAGATCCAAGTAAAGGACAGCGGCGGGAATATGCGCGACGTCGCCACGATCCTCGAGGACTTCGGCAAGGCAACCGAGGGCATGGGAAACGCGCAACGCACCGCGGCGATCTCCTCCGTGTTCGGTATGCACGCGGTCTCGGGCATTGCGACGATCCTCGACACCGGGATCCCCACTTTGAAGTCGTTCCGCTCGGGTCTCGAGGACGCCGGCGGAGCCTCAAAGAAGATGGCCGACGAGATGCGCAAGTCGCTCACGAACCGGATCAAGGTTCTAAAGTCCGGACTGACCGAGCTCGGCTTGAAAGTCATCGAGGCATTTTCAAACAAGTTCCCGAACGCCTTGGAATCCGCAATCAAAGCGATCCAGGGCTTCGACGTCAACCCGATCGTCAACGGCATTAAGGCCATGGTCGAGACGGTCAAGAGCGTTTGGAATTGGTTCGACAAATGGAAGTACGTCATCTTCGCGGTTATCGGAGCGATGGCGGCTTTGCGGATCGCGCTCGCGCTCACCGCGGCCGTTGAGATGTTCATTGCAGTTGTCACCGGAGCAACCACGGTGACGAAACTTTGGGCGGCTTCACAATGGGCGGCCAACCTCGCCCTCATGGCGAACCCGGTAACCTTGATCATCGCGGGGATCATCGCGCTTATTGCGATCATCATTCTGGCGATAGTCTATTGGGACGAGATCGTTGCAGCGTGGCAAGCTGGTCTCAATAGCATGTATGCAGGGACAAACGAGACGACGAACGCGATCGCTGATTTCTTTGGCATGATGAGCTCGTCATTGACCAACATAGCGATCGACATTGGCAACGCGTTCGGCGAGGTCTGGTATGGGATCAAGGCGCAAGTTGCCGACACCGTCAGCTTTGTCATTGGCGCGTGGGGTAGGATGAAAGCAGCGCTCGGGATGGACACTTCTGGGCTTCCGTCCCGAGAAGACATTACCAAGTGGTTCGGGATCGACGAGACCTACAAGCCGACCGAACACATTGACTACAATGACGCGGCGCAAGGTTACCGGGATGCGTTTTCGGCAACTGCACAGATGCTCGGGGCGAACACTGACACGCAAAGACCCGAGCCCCCGAACCGAGCTCAGCGCGACGCGTCGCAAAATAATGTGAACTTGAGCGGGGTCATCGACGTGGTCAGCAAAAGCGGCTTCATGACCGAGACGAACGGCACGAGCACAGTAAACGGACACAAGGCCCCGGGCGTCGACTGGCGCTCAAAGGGCGGGCAGAATAGCGGGGCCCAGTAATGGGACTAGGCGACGCGATCGACAAACTAAAGGACCTGTTAGGCCTAGGCCCTGACGATTGGGCAGCTCGGCTTGCCGCGTCGATCGAGCTGACGAGCCCGAGCGGCAAACAGTTCTCACCGAAGTGGATTGGCAACGCCCGGAGCTTCGACAAAAAGCTCGGGATCTTTTCCTATCCGAAGCTCATTGGCAATGTCGTCCAAGACCTCGAGGCCAACTCCGCCCGCTATCCGTTGACGCTCTACTTCGACGGGAAAGACAACGACCTCGATGCAGCGGCTTTTTTCGAGGCCGCTCGAGAGACGGGCCCGTGGGACGTAGTTCACCCGGTCCATGGGTACGTCCAGCTTCAGCTGATCTCGATCTCGGAGCAAGTTCAGCCCGTGACGAGCGGCGGGGTCACGGTGTTCGATACCGAGTGGATCGAGCCGATCGACCCGGACGAGCTCGTCACCGCGCGTGAGCTGCAATCAAAAACCGACGAGGCGATCAAGGATCTGAACATCAACGCGGCGCAACAATTCGCGGACAACATAACCCAGGCTGCAGCGTCAGCGGTGAACGCGATCGCGAGCGCGGCGAGCCTGGTCTCAGCGATCATGGACGCTGCGACGAGCCCCCTTTTCGACTCGCTCGACGCGCTGAACAGCGTGGTCAATGCGACGCAAATCGCGCTCCAAAGCACGATCACTCAAGCTGAAATCATAGCTGACTCGCTGGCCGGGCAATTACAACAGCTGGCTCAACTCCCGGCGCTAGGATCTGGTAGCGGCTCATCGAAGCTCGACGCCTTTTCTAATGTGATTGACTCGGTCAGCGAGCAGCTCCCTTTAACGGGTCTTCCGTCATCCGAGGACATCGAGATCGTCAAGAATAGGGTCGCGGTGCACGAGCTCGCGCTAAACGCGACCGTGGGGGCGATCGCAAAGGTCGCGATTGTTTCCACGCTCGTCACGAGGTCTGACGCGCTCGTCCTCGCCGAGCGGCTTGGCGACCTGTCGACCACGATCATGGGCAACCTCGACACGACTCAACAAGCGTTCGACGACCAACCCGCCGATCTGCAATACGCCTCGAACGGCCAGACCTTCGCGAGCATCAACAATGTGATCACGCTCGCCACGCGCTACTTGTTAGCCGTTGCGCCGGATCTCAAGATCGAGCGACGGCAGATCCTCGACGAGCCTAAGACCCCGGTTCAAATCGTGCTCGAGGCCTATGGCGAGCTCGGTACGGATAGCGCGCTTCTCGATCTTTTCATCGAGGCGAACAAGCTCGGCGACACTCTCGACGGCAACGGGATCCTCGTGCTCGATCGCGGGTCGGAGGTCGTGACGTATGGTTAAGCCAACCGCCGGCAGGCCTTATACGATCGTCCCGGGAGATAACCTCTCCAAGATCGCGGCCGCGGCGTATGGCAACCCTCGCGAGTGGCGAACGATCTGGAAAGCGAACAAGGCCAAGCTCCGGAGCGGTAACCCGAATCTGATCTTTCCAGGCGAGATCTTGTGGTTGCCGGAGCAAAACGTTCCCGTCGAAGAAGACGAGGACACCGCACCCGATCGGCTCGAGGGGAAAGAGCCGGACGACTTCACGATCATCATCGAGGGGCTCGAGGTCCCCGTGGTCGACGGCAAGGCCTTTCGGTCCATCGACACCGTGGCCGACGGGTTCTCCGCGACGATACCTTGGGACCCCACACGTCAGACGGACAAGACAAAAGAGCTTATCTCGAAAGTGAAGCCCTACGGATACAAGGCTTGTGAGTGCTACCTTGGCGGCGAGCTCATGATGACCGGCCGGCTCTATGCCGTCGGCGCCTCGATCGATCAGAACGGCGTGACGCTTGACCTCGAGGGCTGGAGTCATACGGCCGATCTGGTCGACTCGACAGTCCGGCCGCCGTACGAAGCAAAAAAGGTCACGCTCGAGCAGCGCGCAACGTCCATGCTCGAGGGCTTCGCGATTGACCTCGACTTTCGACTCGAGGAGGACGAGCCTTTTGACAAGATCACGATCCAGCCAACGGACACGATCTTTAACCACTTGCTCGAGCTCGCGCGTCAGCGAAAGGCCCTGGTCACGAGCGATGCCAAGGGGCGCCTCGTGATCACTCAAGCGAACACGGACGGCGGATCCGTCTACACCTTGGAGGAAGGGCGTCGCCCGTTGTCGCAAGCGAAAATCCACTTCGATGGTCGAGCGCGTTTCAACTCTTACACCGCGATCTCGCAGTCGCCGCGGAAGAAAGGCAAAAACGCGTCCGCGCCGACGGCGACGGCGAAGGATGACATAGTCCCCGCGGCTCGAATGTACCGTTTCCAGGCAGACGACACGAAGGGCGAAAAGCTCCAAGAGGCTGCAGATTGGGAGCGGTCCAGGCGCCTCGCCGACGGGCTCAAGGTGTCGCTCCCCGTCGACGGCTGGCAAGTCCCGGGAACCAAGGACCTGTGGAAAGAGAACACGATCGTGACCTTGAAAAGTCCATCGCTGTTCATTCCTGACGGGTACGATTTTCTAATCCGTTCCGTCGAATACTCGTTTTCTGAGAGCGGCGCCGTCGCTAACCTCGAGCTCGTCCCGCCGGAAACGTTCACCGGCGAGCCCTTAAAGGAGCCATGGTTGTGACAGTAACCGGTAAAGTTCTCGATAGCGAAGTGGGCCCGAACAAGGACGGTGACACGGACGTTAGGTTGCTAACGGTCGAGCTCGCCGACGGTGACGATATCCAAACCGTCGAGTATTACGACTGCGGCGGTCGGGACTATCTCCCGCCGGACGGCGCCGAAGTCGTGATCGTGGACATCTCGCCTTCGTATCGCGTAGCGGTTGCCGTCGACGATCGCCAAGACTCGGCGGTCGCCAAGGGTGAACAAGAGCTCTACTCGCTCGACGAAGCTGGAACGGCCAAAGCCGCGACGATCAAGCTCACGAATGACGCGGTCATCGAAATGAACGGCGACACGGATTTCGCCGTGAGGTATTCGGAGCTCGAGTCGGCTTTCAATCAACTCAAGCAAGACTTGAACGCGTTCATTCTGGTTTACAACACTCACACGCATGTCGCACCAGTTGGCGGGGGCGCCACCGGCGTTCCCAGCGCTACCGGGACCGACTCGGCCGCTGATATTAGCGGAGCCAAGATCGAGGAAATAAAGGTGCCGTAGATGGCCTACGATCGAACACAGGGTGACCCCAAGATCAAGATCGACAGCGACGGCGCCGATCTCGTGTTCAAGGGTGGCCAGCCGGTCATGGATTCCGGGCTCGAGAACGCGGTCTTGATCTCGCTCTTCTCGAGCGCGGAGTGGTTCGGTAACGCGTTCGCCTCGCCGAGCTCGAGGATCGAGAGCCGCTTCTACCCGCTCACGCTCAAGTCGATCACCGCTTCGAGGCTCGCCGAGCTCGAGCGCGCGGTGAAAGCAGACCTCAAGGGCCTGGTATCGCAAGGGGCCATTGCCGATCCCGTGGTCCGCGCGAGCAACCCGACGGGCGACCGGCTACTCATCGAGATCACGATCTCGCCGCCGGGCAAAACAACCGAAGTGATCTTGCTCTCGCGCTATGGCGCAAACTGGTCTGTCCAGACCTCCAACCCGGCGAGCTCGAGGGTGTAACAATGGCGATCTCAATACCGACGACTCAACAACTTATCGACACCTTTGTGTCCGCCTTCGAGGCCAAGCTAGGTCAAACGGTCCCCGCGCTCGAGCGGAGTTTTATCTCGGTGCTCGCGCGGGTCCTGGCACTCTCCGACACTGGCCTCTACAAGTATGCTGCAAACCGGATACTGCAATCGCTGGCCATTACCGCGACCGGCGATAACCTCGATCTCATTGGGGATAACTACGGTGTCTATCGGATCGCGGGGACCGCGGCGGAGATCAATGTCGTTCTCCTCGGGACCACGGGATCGACGCTCCCGCAAACGGCGGATCTTATCGCGGATAATTCCGGGGTGCGGTACTACCCCGAGACAGACGTTGCTTTCGACAACGCCCCCACGCCTGGACAAGAAACGTTCACGATCATCTCCGAATCGATCGGGACCACGGGCAACGCCGTCAGCGGCGACACGTTCACGCTCACGTCACCGGTGACCGGCCTGGCTTCCGTTGCCACGTACGCGTCGACCGAGACGGCCGGCCAAGATCGCGAGGCGGATTCGGCCTACCGTAGACGGATCCTCGACGAGATCCGGACAGTCGGCGGAGCGGGCAACGGCGTGGATTATCGCCGGTGGGGCGAGCAGAGCTCGAACGTCGCGAGGGTCTACCCGTATTCGGGAAAGCCCGTGGACGGATCCGAGGGGCTCGTCGACGAGCCCGGGGATCGCACCGTCTATGTCGAGGCGATCGAGGCCTATATCACCGGGGACCGGACGGCTGACGCGACGTTGCTCGCCGAAGTCCGAGCGTTGATCACAACCGACCCGGACACGAGCTTTGAACGCGTGCCCTTGGGTTGCCCGGATAACACCTTGTACGTCAAGTCGATCGCGAATCAAGACATATGGGTGACGATCTCGAACCTGACGGCGAACGGTTCGACGTCGCTCGCGGACATAAAGACCGACGTCCAGGCCGCACTCGAGGGATACCTGCTCGAGCTCGCGCCGTACGTCGAGGGCGTGGACGTCGAGGTCGATCGCAACGACCGGCTGACTGACTTGTCCATCGCGCGGATCGTTCAGCAGATTCTAATCGACCTAAACGGGACAGCGACAGCGATCACGTTCTCACTCACCGAAAGCGGCTCGAGCGAGGGATCCTATGTGGTCCCGCAAGGGTATTTGACCCAGCTCGGCGGGGTCGATTATGTCTGATTTCAAGTATTCGGACGTCTTGCGAACGCTCTTTCCCAAGGGGCCTATATGGGCGTTCAAGGCGTTCGGCCACGCCGATAAGCTTATCGAGACGATCGGCGATGCCAAAGAGATCATCCGCGATTACTTGAAATCGTTGACCCATATCCGAACGCCGGACGCAACGCCGATCCTCGCCGACCTCGAACGCGAGTACGGGATCACCCCGGCGAGCTCACTCACCGAGGCCGAGCGACGCGAGATCCTCGCGGGCTATGTTTACGCCAAGGCAGGCAGCGGCAAGGACGATTTGCAGGCCCGCTTGCACGCCGCCGGCTTCACCGATCTTTTTGTCCACCACAACGACCCCCTCGTGAATCCGTCCTACTACGCCGGCGGGCTCTGGTCAGCCGTTTGCGCGCACGAAGACACCGTTTGCGGAAACCAAGAGTGCTACTGCGGCCAACTTGGCGTAGGCGGTTACGTGCTCGCCAATGGGCCCGTGTATGACGACAACGGGAACTTGCACGAGTACACGATCCCCGCGGGGTCCTCGACGTGGCCTATGGTGTTCTTTATCGGGAGCGCAAAGGGTGCGACCGTGGTTGGGTTCGTCGTATTCCAGGACGGGGATATGGAGTATGGCACTGACCCAGACAGTATCCTCGAGGACGGCGACGCGGAGCTTTCCACGACCTCGCTCTGGACAGCGGGAGAAGGGATCCCGTCATGACGACCGTTTTAAGCAAGCCATCGGGCTATCGAACCGGCGGAAGTGGGGCGAGGGTTCTACGGATCACGGTGTCGTCACCATTCCCGCCGTCAGCCTACGCGCAACACGAGCTCATATTGCTGGCCGGCAAAGAGTACCGGCTGCAGGGCTGGCTAAGGTCGGATTCCGTGAACGAGTTTGACCTTGCGATCTGGTCCTCGCGCGTGGACGAGGGCGGAGCGGATACCGAGATCTTCACGCTAAGCGGAACGGCCGCGTGGGCTCAATTCGACGAGACCTTTACCCCTGCGCATGACAGTTATTTGAGGTTTGGCGGGATCTATATCGAGGCTCCGACGGGCAATTTCTGGTTCGAGTTCGACGATATAACGCTATGGGCAACGGAAGACGTTCCCACGAACCCGATACTCTACTGGACAGCCGGCGGTGACGCGGTACTAGCGAAGGATCTCTCCGAAGTTTACGAGGGGCTGCAGAGCCTTTCCATCACCGCTGACACGAACGACTTTTCGCAGCAAGACGTCAATCTTGACGAGCGTTACGCGACCGTGAGTGACGCGTTCGTCATGTTCGACGGCGGGAGCGGAGTGCTAAGAAGCCGCGTCCTAGATCCGGAGCCCCCAGCATGAACAACACGCTTTCCAATGGCTTCGATGACCTCGAGGTCCCCGAGCTCGACGGCGGGACGAATGATTCGACCACGCTTTCGCTGACGTTCAACGGCGAGGACCAGGGCGCCAAGGGCACCATAACCCCGAGCGGGACCGCTGGCGCGATCACCGCGTGGGTCAAGGTCAATGACGCGTCGCGTGACGAGTCGTTCCGGCTTCGACCCCGGATCACCGGCTACAAAGCGCTTCCCGCCGCGCTGACGATCGACGGGGTTACTGTGCAACCCTCGATCCGGCTCGAGGGCGGGGACGCGGACGCGACGTCATGGGACGATGTAGTGAACAGCAAAGTGTATTCTATTGCCGGAAGTGGCAGTCTTCCAACGTTCGACGAGGAGTCACCGGGGATCGATTGCAAGCGAGTGAAATTCGGCGGTGCAAAATACTTCACGGGCGGAACCGCCATAGGCGTGGGCTCTAATGATATAGTCGTTGAGACGATTATCAGGGCAACGGACCTTTCGGGCGGCTTCTACGTAATAGCCGGGGACAGTTCGTCAGCCCCGGGTTTTTTATTATATCATAACGCGGCATCGAGTACTCTCACTCTCGGTTTACGCGACTCCGTACCAGTAACCGCGGGAATCAGCACACCAGGCTTGATTGAGGGCGCCTGGTACCATTTGATCTGGTTCATCGACGAGAGCGGCAACGGTAGGTGCTATGCTAACGCCGCAGCAGGAACAGCAGTCGCGGTGTCGACCGTGGGCAGCATCAGCACAACAAACCTTTTTGCGATCGGTGCGGACGGCGCGGGGGGATACGCAGGTAGCTCTATTATATCTTATTTCGCCCTCTGGCACCGCGCGAGCTGGCTCGCTACCGCGGACTATGCCGGCATAGCCGCAAAGCGCTTTGCTCAATGCTGCGGAACCTACGCCGAGACGGCGCAATTAGTAAACCCCGGGTTCCTCGATCTCGATATGGAAGCCGCGGACGCCGCGTCATGGACTGCGCTAAACACCGCGACTCTGTCGAAGCAATCGGGAACGAGGACCGGCGGATCGGGATCGCTCGTGATCCGCGTCGCCGGCGACGGTAGCACGTCTTCTCCCAAAGCCGCGCAAACCCGAGCCGGCGGGATAACCCGTGTCACCGGGTGGGCCCGATCGAACGGCGCTGCAGTCCCCACCGTGGCGCTCACGAGCACCACGATTTGGACGGGATCGAACTCGACGAGCTGGCAAGCTTTCGATATTGCCGTCTCGTCCTATCTCTACGCGTCCACGCGGCTCGAGCTCGGGACCGCGCTCGCAACTGGGCACGTCGAGTTTGACGATGTGACGATCGAGGTCGACGGCGCCATACCGACAACGCAGTCCAGATCGACCGTGGCTTACCTCGAGAAATGGAACATCGCCGAAACCGAGGCGTATTTAATCCCCGTCGGCCCAAACTGGACTAGAACGGATAAAATCAAGTGCACTGACGGGACTTTTGAAATAGGGGCGAGGCTAGAGCAAGCGCAAGCGAACCTGTTTTTGTATTCCGAGGACTTTAGCAACGCCGCGTGGACAAAAACGCGTGTGACGCTCGGGACCTCGATAACGGGGCTCGGGAGCCTGACGTTCAACGCGATCGTGGCCAGCGTGGACAACGCAACGCATCTTGTCAGCCAAGGCGTAACAACCGCGGCGAGCGAGGACCACGCTGTTTCCATTTATGCAAAGGCCGGAGCAGGGACCGTAAACAGCATAAGGATCGAGCTGAACGAGGACGCAACACAGTACGCCTATTATAACCTCGCAACGGGCGAGATCGGCGACGTCGGAGCTGGCTTCACCCTAACAGCGCCGGCGCACATATACCCAAAGGGGAATGGGTATTACCGTTGTGATTTCCGGCCCACTACCCCGGGAACTGCAGCGACGGTAAACATCTATCTGTCAAGCGGATCGACCGCGGGAAGCGAAACCTTCACCGGCGACGGAACCACAGTGGGGGTGTACCTAGCCGGAGCGCAATTCGAGCGCCAGCTAGGCTCAAGCCAACACACGGGATCCCCTTCGAGCTACATAAAGACGACTTCCGCCACGGTCACGCGAGTTAAAGATCTCGCGCTATATCACGGGTATGAGAATTGCGGCGGGCTAAATACCAAAAACGTCCACATGAAAGTGGATCACGTGTGCCTCGCTTTCGCAAACAACTATGTAGGGCTTCGCACCGCCGGATCACTCACGTCGAAAAGCGCAAACGACAGATCAGAAATCTACTCTGATATGTCCTCAAAAAAGTGGAATGCGATCGCAGTAACGGGCGGGACCACGCAAGCCAGTCTAGCGGCCACGACATCGACACCCTTTGATGACAACCTGCAAACAATCGAGGCGTGTTTCGCAAAAAACAACGTCGCGCTAGTGGTGAGCAAAACCGCCGAGGCTCGAGACACGTCAGCAACCATAAACCCAATGACCGAGATCGTCGTGGGTGCTAGCACCGGTTATTTGTACCACATTGACGGCATCATAACTGATTTCATTCTCTCGCCTTACGGGACCGAATACCCACGGGCGATCTTTGCGCTCGATAAAGACGCCTACACCCAACAAGCGTTCGTGGGCTACGACATGCTCGACGATGACGCCTTGACGTACGAGCTCCGCGCCGGCGGCGGGACCACGCGACTAGTCACAATGAACGGCGGGACCTTGAACGCCGGCACGTGGTATTTGATCAGCCTCGAATGGACGGGCGGGACCTCGGTTAGGATCCTAGTCAACGGTACCAGCGTGGACGGCGCGACGGCCGACGCGACGGTCGCCGAGCTGACCGATCTGTTCATTGCCTGGGCAGGGCTCAAGGGCTACACGTACGAGCCCGCAAGCGGCGATCCCGACTATCCGATCACCTACGGGGCGATCTCGATCGCGGACGTGCAACACCACGTCGCGGTCCCGCCGGCGGCCTGGTACACTGAAATGGTGGCCCGTGGCGTACCGGCGAAAAACGAGCATCTCATTCACCAGATCTCGCAAGTCGCGCAAGAGGCCGCGACTCACTATGACCTACTGACCGGAACGGAAGGGGCGATCACCGATAGCGGGAGCATACTTGATTTCGTTCCGCCTACCGAGGTCGGGCTAGCGCTCGGCGCGAGCTCGACGAACAAGACGATCATCGACTTCGGGACGAACTTCGCGTTCATGCAAGAGGCCTCGCACAGTTACGACGCTTGGATCCGCGTCGACGGTAGCGGGGATCAATGCATATGGGCGAACGGCGACGCAAACACAACTGACTTTCAAGCGCTGCTTTACGACAACGCGACCGACTCGCTTGTATACAAGTGCGTCATCGGTGCGACCCTAAGATCGGTGAGCGCGGAGATCGAGCTCGATAGGCTCTACCACGTCACCGTCACGCGAGACTATGATAGCGGCGCGGGGACCACGGCGATCGCGATCTACCTCGACGCGGTCGCGGCCGATATCCAGATCTATTCCGGAGCCCCCGTGGTGACGAATGACGATTTCGTCATGCTTTCCTCCTCGACAAATATTGAAGAAGTAACATTCACGCTACCTTTCATCGGGGCGACCGTGGGCAATCGTTTTTATGATGACGCGTTGACCCAGGCGGAGATCGACGCGATCTATCTCGCGGACAGCGCGGTCATCTTGAACGGGCCATACGCGACGCAAACGATCACGCCGGCGACCTTGCCCGCGACGATCTCGGGAGCTGTGAAGCCGGACGGGATCAACGGATATCCGATCGTTCTCGTTCAAGAGGACAGCGGCGGAGCGTGGCGAGCGATAGCAACGGCGGAGAGCGAGACGGGTTACTCCGAGTTCTCGAAGCAAACCAAGGTCAATGACTTTAGGTTGTACGCAAAAGGGTTCAACACCTATGAGCCCGTCACGGCATACTTCGATGACCTCGACGGCGGAGAAGATCCCGGCGAGTTCACGATCGGGATCGTCGAGGTCGCGAAGAACAAGCGCAAAGCGTTAGAGAATCTCGTGCTCGTCCACAAGCCTTTGCACTCGTGGGCAGTAATGGTGGTCAAGTACATCTGACGGTGAGGAGCAAAAACGATGTTAGATTTCTCGGGCTTCGATAACACAAGCGGATCTTTCCCGAACGTCGAGGCGACCGACTCGAGCGGGCCCACGCTACGCGACGGAACGCCGATCAACGCGAATCTGATAAATGATATTTGGGGCGGGTTTCAAGCGATCTTGAACGCTGCAGGGACCACGCCGAGCGATGGCGTCGAGACCTCGAGCGCGAGCGATCTGCTCGACTCGATCCGCAAGCTCGGCGGGGCTCCCGGTGAGGTCGTGCTATACGCCTCGCCGAGCGAAACCATCGACGCGAATATTCTCCCACTCAAAGGGCAGATGATCACGATCTCCGCCTATCCCGCTCTCGTCGCCGCGACCTACATTGGTGACACGAATAACCCGGTGGCGAACTTCCCCGCGTTCTATAAAGCAAGTGACGTCACCGGTTTTGTGCGCAACACCGCGGGACCCTATTTCAGGCTCCCCGATTGCCGCGGCTATTGTCTTCGCGCACTAGCCGGCGCCCGTACGGGCGTGGACGCCTATCGTGATTACTACACTACGTTACTTGGAGTCGACCATCGCAACATGTCGGGCCTGACCACAGAATACAGCCCGGGATGGCATATCCACGACATTGAGACGGACGACGGGGATCAAGTGCTAGAAGAGCTCAACTATGTCATGAGAGCGAACCCGGGCAACGTAACGGGCTCGGGGGGTACAGTGGCCACATACGCAAACTACGTTTGGAAAAAAACAACCGCCGCATCTTACGACCTCGTCACAAAGATCAGCAGGCTGGCCTCGCCGGTCACTGATTTCGGAGTGAACGCCAGTTACAACGAGGTCTATCCGCGGAACGTCGGCTTTCAACTCGGAATCCGGTACTAGCATGAAGGCGATCGCATACGAGATCATTGACGGCCACAGCATTGTAAGGTCGATCGGCGAGCCGACAATCGACCCCGAGCTTACGAAGCGCGAGGCGAGAAAATGCCTCGAACGATCCGAGGAATACAAGACGTTCGATCGCGCTTATCGCGTTTGCTCCGGGCTCGAGGACGCAACCGAGGCCGAGACCGCGGCCGCTAAAGTCCAGTTGCTAAAGGTCCTCGAGGACGTCATAGAGCTGCGCAGATCCATAGTGAAAAATAACCCGGTCTTTTTCCCCGTGGCCGGCGAGACGAACGTCCTCGACAACCACGCCGAGCTCCTACGCAAGGCCCTCTCGGAGCTCAAGGACCACGAGCTCCTCACGCTCGACGGCAAGATCGTCAGCGACGAGCGCGGCCGGCGAGCGTGGACACTGCAGGACAGCGGCCGGTGGGACTATATGACGATCTCGAAGCTCGGCGAAAAGCTCCCCGAGGCCTATCGCTGGAACGAGGACCTATCACCCGTCGAGCTCCACGCGATCCGCGAACAGATGGACCGCGATCGGATCGAGGCCATGAGCGGGGACGAGCGCCGAGCTCGAGCGGAGGGTGAGGTCGACGCGGCACTCGACGCGATCGTCCGTCGCCACTTGCGATCCCAGATCAAGGGCGAGGCGACGACGAGTGACAATCTTCGCATAATGTATGAGCAAGCGACCCTGCAAATATACGAGCGCTACCAGCTGATAAGCGACACCACAAGCGAGGTCACCGGCGATGAGCGAGAAGAAAACGTTGAACGATCGGGAAACCCTGGAGATGGACAGCGAGACCCATAGACGCGTCATCTCCGAGATCGAAGCGAAGTATAGCGAGCCCCTGGCCACGCTCCCGATCCTACGGGAGATCCGCGAAAATCAGATCAGCGCTGCGCAGGAACACAAGAGCCAATACGGCCGGATCGCAGACGTGCTCGGTGAACAAAACACCGCTATTAACAGGTTATCCACAGACGTGGCAGGGCTGTCCATCCGGACCGCAACGATCGAGATTGAGCAACAAAAACACGCTACGCTACTCGGGCAGGTGAAGGAACGGCAGGACGGTTGCGCAGCGCGGATTTCCCACGGCGACGACACAACCGAGATCCGCGAGATCAGATCGCAACTGCACAAGGCCGTCCAGCGCCGGTCGACCCCGCCGCGTGGGATCAAGATCGCCGCCATTGTCGACGGTTCGGACCAAGCGGCGAGCGGTTGGTGGTCGAGCCCAGCGGGCAAGGCCGTCCTGACCGCGCTGGCTGGCTTGCTAGTGGCGATCGCGAGCGCCTTGACTACTTGGGCCACGCTATCCCCGAGCCAGGCGCCAACGCCAAGGCAGGCCCCGCCAATGACGAGCCCGGCCGACTCGAAAACCCCGTATTCTGGCATGGACGTTTCGACCCCGAGCGAGTGAGCTCACCACGCCTTGCGGACGAGCGGAGCTCCGCCGGTCGAGCTCGCGAAGTGGTCACAAGCGACGATCATCGCTTCAGATAAGTGGTAGCGCAGGACGCTCACGACCACGGCGAAACGACTGTGATTGCTCCGCCAACCGCCGATGGACAGCCCGACTGGCAGGCCTCGGAGCTCGTCGAGGCGTTGCCGGGCCTCGCCGGGAGCTATGTCGACCTCGATGATCATTGTCCACGGCCGAACGGTCCCGCGGCCGTGGCAAACGGGACACGAGCTCGAGCAGGGGCCAACCCCGGCGACCGGGCAAGGACGCTTCTCTTTTACCATGACCAGACCCCCTTTACCTGACCGGGCCCGCGTAGTACGAGCTCGAGCTTGTTGGCGCGACCGGCCGCGCTCGTCACCGGCTCGAGCGTCGCGGACCATCCGAGGGGCCCGATCGCCGCGTTGAGCGTCACTTTTTTCGCGCGAGCTCGAGCAGTCCGGCGATCGACCTCGCGAGCGGGATCCGGAATCGAA